ACCTCAAGCGGTTTCAGGAGATGAAAGATGCTGGTTTGAATTTGGTGGAAGTATGGCCGAACAAAATTATAGCAGGAAACTACGGTGAGATAAAGCGTGTAGTGTCTCACCTTGGGTTGGAGTGGATCCGGGAAGTAGTCCATAATTTTGTTACTCCATCGCTGTGGTCAGGCAGGGACAAGATTGATGATGTCCCCTGTGTTGATGAGGAGGAAGAATAATGGCTAGGGTTACATCAGACGACGTGGAGAAGATCATTGAAGTGGACAGCTCTCTTGACGTTGACGCCTTCATTGCAACAGCAACGGTGTTGGTGGATGAGACTTTGGCTTCTTCTGGATACAGTGATGATCTTCTCTTTGAAATTGAGCGATATTTAGCGGCGCATTTTATTGCCATGCGTCAGCGTCAGTTGACGGGGGACGCATTTGGTGACGCGAGTCGGAAGTATGCTGGTAAGTTTGGGATGGGGTTGGACTTTACTCAGTACGGTCAGCAAGTAAAAACACTGGACATTCGCGGAGTATTGTCCATCTCATCGAAGAATATTATGGTGCAAGCGTTATGATTGAAAAACCTGTCATAAGTAATTATAGTCGTGATGTAGCAGTTGGGACGTGTGACGTTTCCGTCACCGATCAGCTTCTTACGATAGAGGTTTATGGTTGTGCAATTGCTGGCGGAGCGACGGCGCCTGTTTTTTTGGCCGGTTCTCGCGTTGGTGATGGAGAGGTTACGCTTGATTTGACCACCGCTGACAACTTTTTTGATTTTACAGCGGGGGAAATGCCATTTTGTGTAGTATTTGCTGTAGCCAAAGATGGGAGTGGTAATTATGGGCCTCCAAGTGATTTTGCTTTTTCACCACTGTTTGATTTTTCAGCATCAGGATCAACAATCACAATGAGTGACCGAAGTGAAGATGGGACCAATGTCATATTTACTGTTGCGGATTTAGAAGATGGGGCGTACGTCCTTATCTTTTATACATCGGTTTCTGGTGATATTAATCTTAGTGTGGCATCAGAAGATGGCACAAAAACTATTACCGGGCTTGATCCAAATACCACCTACGTTTTTATTATTTTGGAGTTGACGCCGGAACTTCAGTTGATTAACCCTCAGTCGTTCCGGTCCCAACGGAATCCCTACACCCCGGTTTCGTCTCCGTCTCCGGCGTTCCTGCGGCGGTTCCTCAAGCAGGACGCTGTTTATTGGGCGTGTGATGGTTTTGATGCTTTTGGGCAAGCGGACTTAGCTGACCCAATCCAGATCAAGTGCCGGTGGCAGGACCAGGAGGTATTGTTCTCCGGCGCAAACGGGGAGCAGATGCTTTCGGTTGCCAAGGTGTACCCCGACCGCCAATTAACGCTTGATGGTTATCTGATGAGGGGAACAATGGAGGACTTAAGCTCCGACCAGAGTCCCGATTACAGCGTCAACGCCTTTCCAATTCGAGCGCGGGAGGAACACGCCGACCTCCATAGTAAAAATTCCCATTTAATCGTGTGGTTGCAAAAGAAGATCGTTTCAGGTAAAGTAAAGGGTGGAGGGTAATGAATGCTCGGGATTCAGATCATATTACAAGTTCCTAATATAGCATTTGTGACCGCCGCTCTTAACGCCAGGATAGCGCGATTGGGAGTTGCTTTACCTGATGGCGTCCGTGCTGCTACTGAGTTAGTAAGTAATGATTCCCGTGGTAGAACGCCTGTTGTGGAGGGAATCTTGGTGGGGAGTCTTGAAAATGTTGAGAATTTCGGGGTTGATCGTATGGAAGTTACAATTGGGTATTCAGCAGCGGCCCCCGAAGATGGTTATCACTACGCGGTGAAGGTCCATGAGAACCCTAATGCCGGCGGTGGTGATGGGTACAAGTTTCTTGAACGGGCGGTGATAGAAAATGAGGCTGCCGTTATCCAAATAATTGAAGCGTCCGTTCGACAAGCAATGGGGACTCCATGAACAGTCCGGCGTATGACATTGCTCTTTATCTTGCGTCGCTTGGGTTTGGGGCGTTGGGGACGGACATTTTTGTTGATAATGCCCCTACCCTCCCAAACGACAGGATTACCGTGTTTAATTCAGGGGGGCGGACGCCGTTGCCGGGAGTGGATGTTTTCCGGCCCTCGGTCCAGGTTTTAGTTCATGGCGACCCGAAGAAGTACGATCAGACGTATGATCGGATTGATCGGATTGCAAGGTCTCTCCATAATGTTGGGAACATGGAGGTTGAGGATAGCGCTAGCGGGGATGGAAGCCGTTACATTTTAATTCAGCAGCGAGGCGACATAATCCATCTCCCCAAGGATGAAAACAATCGGTTTGTGTTTTCTGCTAATTTTGAAATAATGCGGACGCAAATCGAGTAGAAGCAAAGGAGGGATTAAATGGCATCACTTGCGACTTCAGGAATCGGCGCGAAGTTTCGTCGTAAGAATACCTCTTACTACGAAGATATTGCTGAAGTTATGAAGATCAGCGGTCCTGATCTGAAGCGTGATACAATTGACGTGACCAGCCTTGACAGCATTGGCGGTTACAAGGAGTTCATCTTCGGATTGCGGGACGGCGGATCAATCAAACTGGACATGATCTATCGTCGGGACACCTACGAAATTATGAAGGGTGATTTCGAGTCGGACGTGTTGATTGATTACGAAATCCTGTTCCCCGGCGTTGACAAGATGACTGCGGCGTTCCAGGCCAATGTTTCGGACATGGGTTTGGAAATCCCGGTTGACAAGCAGATTTCGTGTTCAGTAACGCTCAAGATCAGCGGTCAGGTCACTATCAACAGTGACAGTGGCAGCTAAAATGAAAGGAGGCTACCCATGCCTTTGACTACCAAAGATTCGATTTTACGGATTGACGACCAAAAGGTGATTGAGGTTTTTGTGAAACCGTGGAACGATACGGTTTACGTCCGCACCATGTCCTCATCGGAACGGGACCATTTCGACGCGGCGATGATTGCTGATGATGACAGTGACCGCGTTCGTCGGTTGGAAAACTTCCGGGCGCGGTTGTGCGCTATTTGCTTATCCGATGAAAAGGGCAAGCCGATCTTTACCGAAAAGGACGCCCGTGACCTTGGAAAGAAATGCACGGAAGCGATGGGAATCATTACGGCGGCGGCTCAGGAGTTGAATGGGATTACGGCAGTGGACCAGGAGAAGTTGGTAAAAAACTCCGAGAGCACCCCGAATGGCGATGGCGATTCCGACTCTGCCTCGCCCTCGGAGTGCCTCACCCCAATAGATTAGGAGATTTGTTGGATGCGCGAGAACTGGCAGAATGGCGGGCGTATTATCAACTCGAACCGTTGGGTGAAGTGAGGGCCGACATGAGGATGGCCCGCATCTGCCAGGTCTTGGCTAACACGCATAGTAGCGGAACAAGTTTCCATGAAAGCGATTTCATGTTTCAATTTGAACCGGAACGTCAGTCGGTGGAAGTTATGAAGAAAACCATGCTAACACTTGCCAAAAAGGAACCCGACTAATGGCGACGATTGCCGACCTCCAAGTAACCATCGGCGCAAACGTCGCGCCGTTGAATGCTGGTCTTCAACAGGCTGTTGCTCAGATTCAGCAGTTTCAGGGGAAGGCTGCCGCTGCTGGGACACAGCTTAACCAGGCTGCTTTTAATGCCGCTGGCGGCGTAAAACAGCTTGGCGGTGCATTTATTGGCGCGAACGGTCAACTGTATAATTTCAAAGCTGGCGCTAATGGAGTTGCAATTGCCGCTCAAAAAATGGGGGCGGGGTTTAATGCCGTTATTCCGGCGGTCAATGCGGTTGGTCCTGGATTAAATAATGTAGCTAATCGGTGCCAACAAGTTGCTTATAATTTTAAGTCAACTAGTATGGCGGCGAACCAGCTTCCTCCGGCATTAAATAAAACTGGAGCGGCGGCAATTGGGGCCGGGAATGGGTTACTAGCTTGTGGTAGGAATGCCAATCAAGTTGTAGCGGGACTTAATAGAGTGGGGGCAACTTCTCAATCTACTTCTGCTCAATTAGGAGGGCTTGCTGGTTCTTTTATGCGGTTTGCCCGTTACATGGTTGTTAGCACTGCTATATGGGAAACAATCCGAATCCCAAAATCATTGATTACAAATGCGATGGATTTTGAAAAGCAGATGGCCAATGTCGCCACGACGATTGACGATCTTGGGCGCAGGGGACCGGCAATTGAAGCCTTATCAAAAGGCATTATGAGCCTCAGCCGTGAACTGCCGATCACTCCAGAAAAATTAGGCGCCGCCTCTTATGAAATTTACTCGTCTGGTATTACCGATACAAATCAGGCTTTGAGTATTTTACGGGCGTCAACCAAACTTTCCATCGCCGGACTTGGTGAAATGACCGATACCACTAAAATGGTGGTTGCGGCAATCAATGCTTATGGAATATCGGCGGATGACGCGGCCAGAGTTTCCAATGTTATGTTTGAGCAAGTCCGGTTGGGTGTTTTGACAGTGGACGATCTTACCAGCCAATTTGGTCAGTGCGCCGCTCTCGCCCGCATTACCGGCGTCTCCTTCGAGGAGACATCGGCGATGGTTGCGGCGATGACTCTCGGTGGGATTTCAGCTACCCAAGCGCAACAATACCTTGGGCAGTCATTTATGCAAATCACCGGTACGTCCGGCAAATTCAAGTCGGCGCTGGAAAAAGCTGGTATCTCCATGAAGAAGTTCCAAAGTATGATTGAAACGGAGGGAATGGTTGAGTCGCTTAACAAGGTGCAGGCGGCGATGAAGTTGACCGACCAGGAATTTAACCAGTTATTTACCCGTAAGCAATCCAGAGCGGTAATGTCAATGCTTACAGCAAATGAAGAGGTCGAAGCGAAATACCGTGAATTAATGGAGTCCATGAAGAATAATAACTTGGATGATGCTATGGGTCCAGAATTGGAAACTGGTGCGATGAAGATAGAAGCAGTTAAGGCTGCTTGGGAGCGGCTTTCGATTGAGTTTGGTAAGTCAGGGGGATTGGATACTGCTAAGGTGAGCCTTATTGGATTGGCTGATTTTCTTGAAGGTATAACTTACGGAGGTGGTCAGGCACGGTCGGCTATGGCTGATGTTAATAGTGATCTTGGCACATTTCTCCGTCTTATGGAAAAAATAGGAGCGATTGGCCCACCGCCAATATTTCAATTTTTCAAAGCAATGCGCGATTTGGGGAATGGCCCTGATGTTACGTCACTTACTGGAAGTAAGCAAATTGAATCCGATCAATTGAAATCAATCAAGACATATCAAAAACAAATAGAGGATGAATCTCGCCTTCAGATACAGCATCTAAACAACCAAAGAAATGCTGGCGAGATTACGGATTATGAATACAGTAAGCAGATTGAGGATTATAATGGTTATATTACTGACACTAAGATTTTAGCAGTAAATGAAATGGCCGTTAAAATGACGGCTGACCGTGATAATCTTCAATTGTTAATAAATGGTGGGATCACAACGACGGCTCAGTTACGAAAGAATAAAGATTTGTCAAAGCAAGTTGGGAAAGAAACGATTGAATTTTGGGAGAAGGATTATGGCGGTGACTTAAAAAAGGTATTAAGTAGTATAAATGAAATGTTGCCTCAGTTGGTTTCTGACGCCGCTAAAGAAATGGAAAAGGCGACTGGTCAGTTTGCTAATATTAAAGCGCCTGATCTTCCGTTTGCATCAATCTTAAAAGCTGAGGACATAAAGAAGGGTCGGGTGGAATTGCATGAATCAATCACTACTATATCGCAAGAATTGGACCGCCTTGCCGAATTAGGCCGTGATAAATTTGGTAAGAAATTGGGGGAGGGCGTTGCCGGCCCTTCGATTGAAGACTTGACTGGAATACCAAGCAAAGCAGCGTTTGACGCTAAAATTAAGGAGTACGAGTCGTCGCTTGACCAACTTCAGTTGCTTCAATCAGTTGGCGGGGTGAAAAATCTTGACGCGGCCCGCACTCAAATTGAAGCGCAAATCGCTCCGCTGGAGGAGGGTCTGAAGAACTATGCCGGTGTGTGGGAAAAAGGCGGGGCCGAATTGGAGCGCGTTACGGGCGTAGATTCCACTGCGAAAGCTAAAGCCCGGCTTGCAGAGTTAAAATCAATGCTGGCTGAATTGAAACAATTGGAATCACAAGCGGATGTGCAAGGAAAGGCACCAGCAACGTCCCAAGCGTCAACTGCAATGGCGCAGGATGTTGTAACTCAAACACAGTCAACAATGAACCAAGCCGCAGGTATTATATCTGCCAGCGCTGGTCCGTGGTCATCAGCAATGATGGCGGCAACACAAGCAGCGATTGATCCAGTTAAACAAATGTCGGTTGAGCTTGTTGGCCGGTCCATTGTCCCTGATATGGTTAATGCTATCGGGGAGGAGTTTGGCCGTCTTACCGATCTGATGGTCACTCCCTTGGCTTCAGCCGCCGCGAGCGTTACCACGATTTTCTCAAGCTGGAAAGATTTGGTCAGCGGCGGCGAGGGTTTGGGCATGGATCAAATGGCCGCAAGTATGACTGCTGGTTGGACGGTGGTCGCGGCGGCGTCGGAGGCGGGTGTGTCTGC